AAGCCAAGGTGTCTAATTCGGGCTGTCCGCTAGATTTTATGACCCGGCAGTCCGAAGGGACGCCATCCAACCCGACGTTGTAATTCACGCTCACCGCAAGAGTCTGGCGCTGCAGAGCTAGGTGACGGGGCAAATCCGAATAAAACAGTCGACCCCTCAGTAGTTTGGGCGCGGTGAGACCTGCAACAGCGTCGGGAGGTGATGGTTCAGTCGCTTGTGTTTCGTCGATTGGCGGCGACGCCAAGGCCGCTTGGCTGAACGACGAAACTACGGCGAATGTTAGGACGGCAGTTGAAAGAGACTTGCCGATCTGTCGCATCAAAACCCCTGTATCACTCCGGCTTCCTTGGCACCGGCTTGTGCTTCACCAACGTGCCTAGCTTCTCACCGCTGTTCGTCAGAGACGTAAGCCAATGTAACGGCCCGAGCAACGTCCGCACTGTTGGAGATTTCTGCCGTTCCGCTGTTCACCTACTGAACCCTTATGGGTTCAGCGAAGTACCTTGGCGCGATTATGGATTGAGGCGACCGAGAGGCGACTAGGCCTTCTTGATCCGCCATGTTGGGATTACGGCTCTACGCCTCATCCTGTTCAATTGCGCTTGGCGATGTGAACTCCGGCTTATCCATGGGAGGCGTAATTCGACGGTGATCGACCATCGGCGGCCGTTTACCTGGCAAGATGGTGGAAAACGCAACCAAGCAGCCCAATAAGCCCGTTAGAGGAATAACAATGCCAATGACAAACGTGATGGGGTGATCAGCGTAGGAAACGTACTTATGGGCAGCGCTGGAATACGCCTCACCCTTCGTAGTCGCTCTAAAGAGTAGGTAAGTGCACTCGACTTGCAATAATCCGACAGCGATCCACTTCAGCCCCCGAAAAACCCGCTCCTCGACCGCACCTCGTCTCATCATTCCACCTTCCTTTGAGCCAACATCCTACATCAAGATGACCGCCGCAAATCCAACCTTGCCCACCGATTAAGAATGTCCGCAATGTGGTCGTGTCCGGACGGTCTGCTTTCCCCGTCCAGGCGGTCTCCCGCCGCCGCCTGAACTCTCCCACACTGTTGATCCACAACGCATCCGTGCGGATGGGCGCTTTTGCGCGCGCCGCCCCGTCTGCTCAAATGTCTGGGGGGTGTCGGGGATCGCCTAACATTCATTACATCGGCAGATTTCTGCGGGTTTGCGGCATTACATTCCGCATTACATCGACCTCACATGGTAAGGTATTTCGAACCTCACATTTCAAAACGGAAGAATGGCGGATTTCTGCTGTTTTCCGAAAAGGTTAGGTCCGATGTTAGGTGATGTGATGTTGGCAACCTCACCTCGTAAACGGCAGATTTCTGCGGGTTAGCGAGCTGGTTTCGGGCGAGGTTAGGAATGTAACGCGTTTCCCGACACCCCTACCCTCCCTGCGCTGAAAGCCGCTGGTCGCGCCTGACTGCACGGCCTCCGGCTTTTCGCGTGCCGGTGCGTCGGCCGGAGATCGTCGTCGGCGCCCCGCAATACCGCCAGCTCCGGTAGGATCGGGACGCGCTGCACGGCCCCGGTCTGCGTAAAAAACAGGCAAAAAGCCCGAGGGCGGGGCGTGGGGGCAAGCGCGGCGCGCTGGGGCTGGGAGGCGCCCTCGCCCCTTCAGGGGCTCATCCGGCCGCCGCGCATGCGAAAGGGGGCCGAAGCGCGTGCTCCGACCCCCTGCTGGCGCCGAGGGCGCCGGTCAGTGGCTCGTGATCAGGTCTGCTGGGCCGCCGCGATCAGCACGAGCGTGCGCGGGTCTGTCGATGTTCTCAGGTACGTGAGAACCCGGCCTTCCGCGGGCGAGACGGTGCGCTGGCCCGAGAGTATGTAGAGCACGTCGAGGCCAGCCAGCGTCAGCATCTCGATGCGTCTGCCCTTACGAAGGCCGCCCAAGTCGCGCTCGATCGCGCTGATCACGGGTTTGGTGAAGCCGGGGACCTCGTGAAGGCCCACTCCGCTGGTCTTCTCCCAACGCAAGCGTTCCTCGCGGAACCGATCCGGGAGGGACCTGTCAGCACCTTCATGCCAATCTGGCTCCGGCAGCTCAGCCATGGCGGGCGGCGGATAGGTGCCGAACCTGCGGATGGATGGGAGCACTTCCGTGAACAGCCATCGCGCGAACGCCTTGGCCTCCGGCTTCCGGCTGTTCAGGGTTAGTGCGTAGACGCCGGCTTCATTCACCGCCAACATGCGCCGCATCTGGCCCGAGCTGCTATCAGCAATGCTTAGGTCAGCCTTTTGATATGGCTCCAGACGGCCGGCGAGCATTGAAGGGTTGCTCAGGGCGAGTGCCGCGGCGACGTCCGCCAGAACCCACCACGGCTCGCCATCGCGGACGATCATGCGCACGTCGCTTTTCTCGAAATGAAGTGGCACTAGCTGGGTCATCGAATCACCTCTGCGATAGGCCCGGGGAATGCCCGAAACCTCGAAGCGCTCCTTGAGCGAGTACTTCCGCTACAACGCGACTGCCATCGATATCGATCTTGCAGAAGCCGAGCGCCGGTACGACGGATGGCTGGATCGACGCATCCGGTCGAACGAGCGGCTGATCACTGGCGCGGCCGCGGCGAACGCTGTCTCGGCCACTGCCCTGTTCACCGCCTTGCAGTCGGGCCAAGCGGCGCTCTCGAACCTCGGCATCACCCTCGAAAGCGCGGCGGCCTCGCTGGGCTGCTTTGCTATGGGGGTAATTGCGGCAGGGCTGGCGATCTGGGTCGAGAGCGTCATCATTCCCCGTCTTGCCGCTGAGCAATACGAGCGCCTTGTCGCCCTTCGCCAGCAAAAGGCTACGCTCGAGGTCGAGATGACCACCCGCTCGGTTGACCAGCTCAACCGGGGCCTCGAGAAGATCACCAGCTTGCCGCCCGCGGACTTCAGGTTCTCGAAAACGATGATGATCCTGACAAATGCGTCCGGAGCCTGCTGGCTCACCGGCGTCGGATATGCGGCTTGGCCACTGTGGAAGAAAATGGCTGCGATGCCGCTGTGGTGGCAATGAGCAAAGGGTAGCCGCGGCCCCCTGCGGCGGACCTGTGGGAAAGTGGATGACGATCTTTGCCGCGTGGGCGCGGCGCCTCTAGTCCGCCACTTACATGGCTGATCTTCCCTTTCACCCTTCACCCGGCGATATCCTCGTGTGCGACTACACCACTGGGTTTCGCGAGCCCGAGATGATCAAGAGGCGGCTGTGTGTGGTGGTCTCACCCAAGCTGAAGCGGCGCGACAATCTGGTCAGCGTCGTTCCTCTCTCGGAGTCCGCGCCGGAGCCAGAACAAGCTTGGCACTTCAAGGTGGACCTGGTGAGCAAGTCGTGGGGTAACGGGCCTCGCTGGGCGAAATGCGACATGATAGCCACGGTGGGCTACCGCCGGCTGAGCCGCCCGCACTACCGACACGAGGTGACCGGAGCACGGATGTTCGAACGGCTTGCCCTCAGCCCCCCTGATCTTGCCGCGCTGAAAGCCGGAGTGGCGGTCGCGCTCGGGATCGGCAGTTGAATTTTAGGAGTTCGTACCCTAGGTGAGTCGCGATCCTGCGCTGCCCTAGGGTATCAGGCCTAAGTCCACAGAGATGTGGCAACGCTGCCCGCGATAACAAGCAGGAAGCGCCGGGGCTCCGAAGCAACCGCTTCGGGGCCCCTTTTCTTGGGGACAAGCGCGACGCCGCTGGAGATGCTCGCTCGCCAGCTCGAACGCTCCGAAGATCTGGCGCACCTCCGGATGATCGTTGAGGGGCAGGGCGAACTGCCCCTTACCATCAGCCATGCCGATCACCATATTCAGCAGCACCGAACGCAGCGTTCAGGCTGCAGCCAAATGCTTCCGGAGAAGCATCCTCTTCGACCGGACCATCCTTGGCATAATCGGCCACAAGGATGCCTCGAAATGATCGACTACGACGCAATGGCACCTGCCTCGCCCGGGCCATTCCGGTTCGAGGTATACCGCGATGAACAGATCAGGGTCTCGTCCACGCAGTTTTGCGGAGGTGCTTGGTCCTGGCGGCTCTGCACCGCGACGGGAGAGGTTGTAGCGCAAAGCCGCGCCTATGAGCGCGAGCAAGATTGTCGTGCAGCCTTGTCTCTCGTCCGGCGCCACGCTGCCGATGCAGTTACTACAGCAGCTGCCAGGAATCCTGTGCAATGAACCAGGTCGAGATTATCGCACGATACCTCTGTCGGTTCGCTGGAGAGGATCCTGACGCGGCCATGAACCCTGAAATAGGCTTCCGGCAATCGGCAGCGGAGGAGCGCACCCCTGAGGACAATCGGCCACGGTGGCGCGGCTTCACCCGGTCGGCCGAAGAACTGTGGGCTCAGATTCAGTCGGCAAACCGGACCGAGGACAGCCCGGCGCCGCCGTGAGCAAATTGCTGCGAGCTGCAACTATCTGCCTCCGCCGCGACTACTTAGGCGCCAAGCGGGGCCGGAGCGTGCCCCGACCCTGCCGGCGCGCTAAACCCGGTCAGTTGCTGATGATCACCTCGCTGAAGGGGCGCGCCTTGTCCCCGCCGCCGACCGAGTAGGTCACGTCACGCACCTCGATCGCGAACGGCGCGAAGATCTGGCGCACCTCGGGGTGATCGTTGAGCGAGAGCAGGAAGCGCCCACGGACCCGCCCCAGCACGTTGGCCATCTCAGCGAACTGCCCGCGATCGAACAGCGCCTGGCCATAGTCGCCCTCGCAGCCAAAGTAGGGCGGATCGAGGTAGAACAGCGTGCCGGGCCGGTCGTAGCGCTCGATGAACGCGCGCCACGGCAGCCGCTCGATCACCACCCCGGCGAGCCGCTCGTGCGCGGCCTCGATCATCGGCCCGAGCTTCGTCACGTCGAACCGCGCGGGGGCCGGCGGGTTCACGCCGAAGTTGCGACCCGCAACCTTCCCGCCGAATGCCAGGCGCTGGAGGTAGAGGAACCGAGCCGAGCGCTGAAGGTCGGTGAGGCCGGCCGGATCCAGCGCCTGCAGCTTCTCGAACCCGGCCCGGCTCGTGACCTGGTGGCGCATGTACTCGAGGAATGGCACGTAGTGGTGCTGCACGACCCGGAAGAACGTCGAGACGTCCTCGCTCCAGTCGTTGATGACCTCGGCTTTGGGGCGTTGATCGCGCCGGAAGAACACGCCGCCCATGCCGACAAAGACCTCGGCATAGGTGACGTGCTCGATGGCCGCGATGCGGGCGCACAGGTGCTTGGCAAGGTTCCGCTTGCCGCCGATGTAAGGCGCCAGCGGCTTGATCGGGGGCACCGGGTCGAGATCGGCGCAGCGCGCCGCAGCACTGTTAGACATGAGACTGGACTCCTCACGTTTGTTCTTTATCTGTTCCGCTCCCGGACGGGAGGCGGGACGGCACCGATTCGGCGCCGCATCGGGGCGTGGCGGGTCCAGACCGCCGGTGAGGGCCGTTGGCGCGGCCCTTGCCCCCGCCTTTACCGGGCGGGAGAATTGCTCCCAGCAGTGGCGCTGAGCACCGCCTGCAGCATGTCGTTTTCGGCCATCGGCTTGAATGCGACGGCCTCAAGGCCGAGCCAGTCGTTGACCTCTTCCATGCGGCGCATGATCGGCACGATCTCCATGCCGTAGAAGGTCTTCGCCGCGTCGATTACGTTGCCGAACCCGCCGGTATTCTTCGGCACCACGCCGAGGAGCTGCGGCGGCACGCGGTGCGCGGCGAGCACGTCGTCGCGGGTCACTTCCTTGATGTTGAGGAACTCGTCCTTCGCGGCCACCTCGGAGACGGGCATCAGCTGCACGCCGTCCTTCTTCCCGTTGGGGATGTGCAGGTAGAGGTTGCGGAAGTTGCCCACGCCCTTCGACTGGCGCAGCTGGTCCTTCAGCCGGTCGCTGTCCTTCTGGCTGAACCCGGCCTCGCTCACGTAGAGAATGAACCCGGCGTGACTGCCGTTCTTGTAGTAGCGCCGGCGGAAGATCGTCGCCGCCTCATTCAGCAGCCCGGCCTGCAGCGCGGAGAGGTACTCGGGCATGCCGTAGACCTCCTGGAGCGGGTCGGGCTCCATCAGATGGTGCACGCTGTCAGTCCGAAACTCGTGCGCCTGGCTGAGCACCAGGCCGGGCGGGGCGAACCAGAACTGGCCGGGCTTCACGCCCACGCGGGTGTAGGCGGCGAGGCTGGGCGCCAGCTTGGCCGGCCGGCCAGCGAGGTTGTCCTGCCGCTCGAGGTAGGCATTGCCCATCACCAGCCAGTCAAGCGCCCACCGGGCGAAATCCTGCCGGGCAAACCACCGGCTCGGCACGAAGCTGCCGACCAACAGGTTGCGCTTGAGCAGGATGGCGCTCTGGTGGTGCGGGGCCATGCGGTAGGTCTTGCCCAGCGCCACCGGCGGCACTGGCGGCTCGTACCACTTGCTGTTGCAGACGGTCTCGAACAGGTCGAACAGCTCGCGCCGATCGAGCACCGCCTCCGGCTCGCCGAAGGTGAACAGGTTGGCGCCGCTGCCTTCGTCGGCTGCTTCGGTTGCGGCGGGGGCATCGGCCAAGGCCGGCAGAGTCTGGTCAGTCATCGTCACCGAAGATCTCCATGGAAGAGCCGCCGTCGGTCAGCTCGGTGATGTCGAAGGGTTCGAAGAACAGGGCGTGCATCACCGCCCAGGCAAGGTCGGCATGGCCCACGCCGCCGCCGCGGCCGGACACGTAGGAGACACCTTGGGTGGTCACCTTGGGGCGGATCGCCATGAAGCTCTGCGCGACGTCGAGCCACCCCGCGTCGAACTGCAGGCGCCCGCTGGTGATCACGTTTTTGGCCTTCAGCACCATCTGGCTCTTGGTCAGCGGCGAGTATGTGATCGCGGCCACCGTGGGGAACCACTTGCGCACCAGCTGCTCGACCGCCTTGCCGACGCCGGTGACATCGATCGCGATCTTGGTGACCTGGTACTTGGCCGCCATGTCGCGGATCGCGCGGTCCTGGCCGGCAAAGTCGAGCCCCTTGAGGCGCTGCTTTTCCAGCAGGCGGAACTTGCCACCGACCTCGGCCGGGGCGGCCAGCGCCACCAGCCCGGCATCGTCACCCGTGCCATTCTCGTCGGCGTTGGGATCGTAGCCGAGCCACACCTCGCCCGCGTAGGGCCGCGGATGGTAGGGCTGGAAGTCGCGCCAGACTTCCCAGCTGTCGACCATGCAGCGCCGCATGATCTCGAACGGGAACATCGACTGCCCGTCGTCCATGAACAGGCAGCGGAAGAGCATGTCGAACTCGTCGACCGCGTATTCCCGCTCGAGCTCGGCGACGTCGACCAGGTCGAACCCCTTCTCGACCGCATCGAACACGGTGACGATCTGCCGCCAGATCCCGTCCGGACCCTCAACGCCGTCCTTCAGCGCCTGGTGCGTCACCTCGATGGCGACCTTGTCAGCCTTGGCGCGGCGCTTGTTGAACCGCTCGCCGGTCCACATCGGGTAGGCTTCGTGAGCCATGGTCGAGGGCGTGGAGAACAGCGTGCGGGTGTAGATCTTGTGGGTCGACATCGCCGAGGCGACCTTGAACAGCTCCTCGAAGCCGTAGATCCAAAAGGACTCGTCGATGACCACGTCGCCATGGTAACCCTGCGCCGTGCGGTAGTTGGTGCCGAGGAAGTAGAGCTCGACCGGATCAAGGTCAGAGCACCCTCCTTCGGGGCCGGCATCACTACCGCCGCGCTGGATGACGATGGGGTCGCCCTTCAGCTGCACCCCGCAGATCTTCTGCACCCAGTGGACGATGTAGTTGCGGAAGATGTTGGCCTGGGCGCGGCTTGCCGAGAGGAAGATCTGGTTCTTGCCCTCCTCCAGTGCGACCAGCAGCCGCTCGCGGGCGAAGTACCAGGTCGCGCCGATCTGGCGGCTCTTGATGATGAACCGGGTCCGCAGGCTGGTGGTCGCCAGCCAGCTCTCCTGGTGGCCGAACAGGCTCTCCTCGAAATCCTCACGCAGCTGGGCGACCATCTCAGGCGTGATGCGGTTCTTCGCGGCGTCTTTCTTCGCCTGCGCGGCCGGCCCGGTGCGGTTCTTCACCTTGGGGTTGAGGTCGGCCTCGTTCCCGCCCTCGCCCAGATACTTATGCTGGCGGGCAATGCGCTCCATCTGCCGGCCGAGCAGGTCGATTTCCTTGAAGTCGCTCCCGCTCTTCTGCTCCTTCCAGATCAGCCCGAGGTAGCGGCACAGCGTCTCGTTCTCGGCGCGCTGCAGGGGGCTTGCCTCGTCCCACCCGTCGCGCTCCTTCCACGAGCTCACCGTCGAATACGGGAGATTGAGCTCCTCATGGATCTGCTTGACCGACCAGAACCGCCAATAGAGCGAGCGCGCGAGGATCCGCATCGGCACGTCGGGGGGTAGCCGGTCCGCGGCGCCTGCAGGCGGGGCAAGATCGATCTCGGCAGCTTCGCTCATCGCACCCGACGCTATGGCCGCCTGTGCCCCGGCCCGAAGTCCGCGCGCTTGTAAGCTCCGGCCTCACAACGCGCCCGCGTTGTCAAAGCGGGCGCCGGATTGCTCATTCAGGCCTGCTGTGACGCCGTCCCTCCCCGCAACCGGGGCCGGCCACCCACCTGGACGGAGCATCGCTCGATGAAGACCAAGTTTTTCCGCGTCGCGGTTGAAGGCGCCACCACCGACGGGCGCACGATCGACAAGCAGTGGCTGCTCGACGCCGCCGCTACCTACAACCGCGAAACCTACGCGGCCCGGGTCAACATGGAGCACATCCGCGGCATCACCGCCGATAAGCCGTTCAAGGCCTATGGCGACGTGCTCAGCCTGAAGACCGAGGACGTCACCATCGAGCTCGCCGGCAAGGCCGAGCAGCGCCTCGCGCTGTTCGCCGAGCTCGACGTCACCGACGAGCTGGTCGCGATCAACCGCGACAAGCAGAAGCTCTACACCTCGATCGAGATCAGCCCGAATTTCGCGGGCAGCGGCAAGGCCTACCTCGTCGGCCTCGCCGTGACCGACAGCCCGGCCAGCCTCGGCACCGAGCTGCTCGCCTTCGCTGCGGCCCAGGCTCCCGAGCTCAACCCCTTCGCCTCGCGCAAGCAGGATCCGGCGAACCTGTTCACCGCCGCCGAGGAAGTGACGCTCGAATTCGTCAGCGAGGCAGCGACCAACCCCGACCCGACCGGCATCTTCGCCTCGATCAAGGGCCTGCTCGACAAGTTTACCACGCCCGCCCCGGCCGCAGCAGCACCGCCGGCGGCCGCTGCCCCCGGCGCGGCTGCCGACGGCGACGCCGCGGCGGCCGCCGAGACCGGCGACGCGGCCGGCTTCGCGGCGATCGGCGCCATGGTCGGCCAGATGGCCACGGCAATGGACAGCTTCACCCGCGCAACCACCGCCCAGCTCGCCACGCTGACGGCCGACGTTACCGGCCTGAAGAACCAGCAGGAAGGCACCCCTGCCCCGGGCTTCACCCAGCGCCCGGTCGCGACCGGGGGCGCGAACGAAGCCCGCACCGACTGCTGATCCGGCCCACCCGGTAACGCGCCCCACCCGCCCGCTCCACGCCCTCCCAATCTGAGGACCGACACATGAAGAACGCAACCCGGGCCAAGTTCAACGCGATGGTCTCGCAGATCGCGCTGCTCAACGGCATCGATCCGACCGTCGTCACGACCTCGAAGTTCACCGCGACCCCCTCGGTCCAGCAGAAGCTGGAGCAGCGGGTGCAGGAATCGAGCGATTTCCTCTCCAAGATCAACGTCGTCCCCGTCGATGAGATGTCGGGCGAGCTGATCGGCCTTGGCGTCGGCAGCCCGATCGCGAGCCGCACCGACACCGCGGGCGGCAACCGCCGCCTAGGCCGCGACGTGTCCGCGCTCGATAACCGGACCTACACCTGCAAGCAGACGAACTTCGACGTCGCCCTGGGCTACGCCAAGCTCGACATGTGGGCGAAGTTCCCGAACTTCGAGACGGTCTGGCGCGACAACAACGTCAAGCGCATCGCGCTCGATCGCATCCTGATCGGCTTCAACGGCACGAGCGCCGCCGCGGCGACCGACCCGGGCACCACGCCGACCCTGTCGAATGTCAACATCGGCTGGCTCCAGAAGATGCGCACCGAGAACGCCGCGCGCGTACTCTCCGACGGCGCCGACACTGCCACTGGCTTCACCGGCAAGGTGACCTACGGCAGCGCTGCCACGGCAGACTACAAGACCCTCGATGCGCTGGTCTGGGACGCCAAGGAATCGCTGCTCGCCGCCTGGGCGAAGGACGACACCCAGCTGGTAGTCATTGTCTCGGGCGACCTGCTGCACGACAAGTACTTCCCGCTGATCAACAGCGACGAGGCACCGACCGAGCAGCTCGCCCGCGACGTGATCATGTCGACCAAGCGCCTCGGCGGCCTGCCCGCCCTTCGGGTGCCCGGTTTCCCCACCGGCACGGTGTTCATCACCCGGCTCGATAACCTGTCGATCTACTACCAGGACGGCAAGCTGCGCCGGAACATCAAGGATGAGCCGGAATACGATCGGGTCACCGATTACCAGTCCTCGAACGAGGCCTACGTGATCGAGAACCTCGAGGTCGCCTGCCTCGTCGAGAATATCGCCGAGAACAACGGCTAAGCCCGCAAGG